TCAATTTTCGTTGATGTCGTGATATTCCTCACAGGCTTGCAAGGTATTTTGTATCAGTGTCGCAACGGTCATCGGCCCAACGCCACCGGGAACCGGTGTAATCCAACCCGCACGTTCAACGGCGACATCAAATTCTACATCACCGACTACTTTACCACTTTCCAGGCGGTTAATGCCCACATCAATCACGATAGCGCCGGGTTTAATCCACTCGCCGGGAATAAAACCGGGTTTTCCTACCGCTACGACCAATAAATCAGCATTTTCGACATGTTGACGCAAATTCTTGGTGAAACGATGGGTTACAGTCGTGGTGCAGCCCGCTAGCAATAGCTCAAGGCTCATCGGACGGCCAACAATATTGGATGCCCCGACCACCACAGCATTCAGACCATAAGTCGGGATTTCATAACGCTCCAGCAGGGTAACAATACCGCGCGGGGTGCAGGGGCGCAGTTTTGGGGCGCGCTGACACAAGCGGCCAACATTATACGGATGGAAACCATCGACATCTTTATCTGGGTGGATGCGCTCTAAGACTTTGACATTATCAATGCCCGCTGGCAGCGGTAATTGCACTAAAATCCCATCAATTTCACTATCGCCATTCAGTGAATCAATTAGAGCCAGCAATTCTGCTTCAGTAGTGGTCATGGGCAGATCATAAGACCGTGAAACAAAACCGACCTCTTCACATGCCTTACGCTTACTGGCGACATAAATTTGTGACGCTGGATTTTCGCCCACCAACACCACGGCAAGACCGGGAGCTCGTTTGCCCGCAGCTAAACGTTTTTGTACCAACACAGCAACTTCTTTTCTTACCTGCTGCGCAATCGTTTTACCATCAATAATTTTTGCTGACATCAGTGGAAGGGTCCATCAATTAAAAAAGCGGGATTCCACCTATTTTGTCAGAAGCGAGGCGTGCTGTCAGGCGTATAATAACGATTAATTAACGATTAAATAGCCAGATGATAAACTGTAAGGCGAAAACCCATTGACTCGAAAGCGGCTGCCCGTATAATCCAACCCGCAACTGACTACCAGCAGTCTTCTATACTGCGGTAAACATCAAATGCGCCCTTAGCTCAGTTGGATAGAGCAACGGCCTTCTAAGCCGTAGGTCACAGGTTCGAGCCCTGTAGGGCGTACCATTAAAATCAATGAGTTACCCTGCATTTCCCCCTTAATTTTCAGCAACGCTTTTTAAAAGTGTCAGATTAGTGACATTAATCCCCATAACCTCATCAATTTTTCGCGCATGCTCAGTTAAGTGGTTTGGTGATAAATGAGCATATCGACGTACCATTTCGATTGATTCCCAACCTCCCATTTCCTGCAAGGCCGATAGTGGGACTCCGGCCTGGACTAACCAGCTTGCCCAGGTGTGTCGTAAATCGTGGAAACGGAAATCAGTAATTCCAGATCGCTTCAATCCGGTTCGCCATGCTGTATTATCATCAACGCGCATTTTCCTCACCTCTGCTGTTTTTGTTCCGTCCGCTCGGTGCCAGGCTGAAGTGTGAACAAAGACAAATCGAGAGTGCCGGCCAATTTGTTCCCGCAATACTTTGCATGACATATCATTCAGAGCGACACCAATTGCCTTTCCCGCTTTGGCGTTCTCTGGATGTATCCATGCAACCTTTCTTTGCATATCGATTTGCGACCATTCCAGATCCAGAATGTTTGACCTCCGAAGCCCGGTAGCCAGTGCAAAAACCACAACAGGCCGGAAATTCTCAGGCATGCAATTGATTAAGGTTACAGCCTCATCTTTTGTAAGCCAGCGTATCCGCTTGCTTTGTGGTTTTCTTGTCTTGATTACTGGCGCTTTAGACAACCACTTCCATTCATCAGCAGCTGCTCGTAACAGGCTGCGGATAAAAGAAAGGTGTTGGCTTCTGGTTGCTGCTGAAACTTGTTTTTCGATATATTCCGGTATTGGTTTTTTCTTCCGTAATGCCGCATCCCTTTTTGATTCCCAAATTTGCCGATGCTTCCTGTTCGGCATCCTGGTTACCGCTTTCATTACTTTATCTTCGGTAATACTGGATATTGGCTTACCAGAAAAATGGCCAAGGAAAAACTCAATCTTGGTTCGGTCATCATCCAGAGATCGCTTATGCTCTTTTTCTGTCAGCCACCTCAAGCATGTTTCATCAAAAGTATGCTCGGCAATTTCACCGAGTTTATCAACTCTCCACGCCTCTGCTTTTAGCTGATCGAAGAGCTCCTGCGCTTGTTTCTTGTCTGCCGTACCAAGGCAACGCCTAATTCTCTCCCCGTTCGGGCGAACGAAATCACAGTACCACTTTCCGTACCTTTGTTTGAGCGCCATACAGATTCCTTCTCTGTTTGGCCGTCTTCTGCATTCACGGCCTGATTGTGTTGGTTACTGTGGATATATTCAAGACATGCTGATTTCAGTATTTCGTAACAGCCGCCGCCATTAGCTCCGCTTTTGCCCGCTTTTAGTCGCTTATTCTTTATTAGTAAGCGTACGGTGCGCGGGGATTTTCGTAGGTAGGCGGCGGCCTGTGACAAGTCAAATAACTCATCATCAAGCCGTATGTCATTCATAACTGACCTCTTATCTCTTTATCAATCTGACGGACGTAATAACTTAGCCAGAGCTTTGCTGGGAAAGTTTTCGGCGGTAGGGCGGTGATTTTTTTTTGCGTGACGGTCGAGGATTTCAGTGAAGTGCTTATCGTGCTCAGATATTGGATATTTCTCTTTTACTGCGACTAATTCGGTTAGGGCATCCCTGGCTACCGAACGGATAGCATTCTCTATTGTTGTTTCCATTTCTCCACCGCCTCAGCAGCTCCAGCCGGAACTAGCCGGCGCTCTGCTACCGTATCCACTCGCTCATCAAAGTCAGAACTGAATGCAGGCAATAGCTGCTCTTTGTCCTGATACTTCTGCATACCATCCCACCAGAGTTTCTGCCCTGTTCCACGCTGAACGCATAGCCGCTTGGCCCAGTTAACCGGGGCCACCCTGACTGCCATTTACAGCGGAACGCGTGGTAACACTATCCAGGCTGCCATTGTCACAGGTACCGCCGTGGGATCGTTTAAACTGGTCATTAACTTGCCCGGACAGAATTCAGAAACCTTCGATAACCTGACAGGGACGGGAGCGGCATTCTGGACAAATCTGGTTAATGCAGTCAACCGTGGGCAAACCAGTGTACGTGGGGCATCTCAATTAGCCGTGGCTACGATTGGCACCAGCACCGCAGCGCCAGATATCACGCAGACCTATACGCTGACTGGCGGCACAGATGGAGCAACCACCATTACCGATACAGTCTTGCTGGGAACAGATGGCACCAGTACAACCCGTAAAGGTATGTATGCGCTGCGCGGAACTAACTCGCAGGTGATTAACCTGGTTGATGTTACTGACCCGACAGCCTGGCCAACAATGAGCACCTTTGCCAGTAATGAAGGTTCTTACGCGGTTACTCAAACTTCAGCTGGTACCACTTACGCCTCAACCTCAACAACACTGAATACGGCGGGTGTCGATGATTGGCACACCAAAGTGTTGGTTGGTGACTGGGCTTACTGGAAAGATACCGTGAATGGTATTAACCGGATGATTGCGCCAGCGACTTTCGAGGCTGCAAACATTTCATCTCGCTCGCCACATATTTCGACGTTGAATAAACGCATTAGCAATATTGTGGCCACTCAACGCTCATTGGCGAGTCAGCCGTATTCCCTGCCAGAAATTGGAGCCATTAACTCGGCGCGATTGGATGTCATTACCAACCCATGCCCGGGCGGGAACTACTTTGGTATGCGTTCAGGGCTTAATACCAGCTCGGTGCAATCACAACGTGACGATACCTACACTCGCATGACCAACTATTTGGCGCTGACACTGGCTGCCAGCTTTGGTTATGTCGTGGGTGAAAACCAAACTGGTGATTTGCGTCGCGAAACAAAAAGCACCATGGAGTCGTTTCTTTCGAACCTTGAAGGGCAGGGCATGATTAGCGATCCGAATGGTGGGCCAGCATTCTCTGTGCAGATTGATGCAGCAAACAACCCAGACTCACGCGTTGCTCTCGGTTACATGCAAGCTGACATTCAAGTGAAATACCTCAATGTTGTCCGCTACTTCCTGTGTAATTTGGAAGGCGGTGGCAGCGTATCTATCGCGGTTTCAAACGCACCCCGTTAAGTAAACCTCTAACCCTGCTTCGGCGGGGTTTCTTTTTTGGAGTAATACCATGCCGCAACTGGGCTATACGCTGGGTCGTGATGTTGCAGTAGATATCAATACCCCTACTGGAAAACTGAGTATCCCTAAAATCATGGACTTCGACTCTAAGCCGCAAGTCTCCAATGACAAAATTACCCCGCTGAATGGCATCACCGATGAACTTCAGATCCCTACTGGATGGAATGGCACCATTACTGCTAAACGCATGGATGGAACGCTGGATAACTTCTGGGCGCAATGGGAAGAGAACTACTTTAACGGTATTGATCAGCAGCGCGGAACCATCACCGAAACCATCCAGGAATCAGACGGCACAGTGAGTGTTTACCGCTATGAAGGCGTCTCATTCCATCTTACGGATGCGGGTAAGAAAAATGGTGACAAGACTGTAGATCAAACCCTGTCGTGGACTGCCAACCGCCGTAAACGTGTCGGCTGATAAATAATAGGAATAGAAATGGCTAAGTTAACTGTTAATGAAGTAAAGAGTGGTGTGGCTCCTGTTGAAGTTGTCGAAAAGCTAAAGCAGGTTATGGACTCACGCGGTCGAGTAATTAAAATCCGTGAATTAAATGCACTTCAAGAGGCGAGGATCGTTTGCGCCGCTGGTGCTGAGCATGCTATCAACTTTATGTATATGAATATGTATGTGATGCCCGCCGCAGCCGTAGAAAGCATTGATGGTGATGAATATTCTGTGCCAATGAATCCAGCACAAATCGATTCAATGCTAACTGTCCTGGGTAAAGATGGCTTGAGCGCTGTCACTAAATATCTTCAAGCAGAAGCTGAGGCGGACAAGCAAGCTGGAAGCCAATTAGCTCAGGATTCCGCTGCAAAAAACTAGCGCAGAACCCCGATTTTCGCAATCAATGCTGGCTTGTGAAGAACGGGGTTCCTTTTAGCGTGGTATTTAATATTTCTGAGTTACTCCCTCATGAAAGCTTTGCGATGTCTGTTGTGTTTACTGAATACGAGGGATATAGCACCTTCAATTGGAATACAAAACAATTTGAGGAGAACAAATAATGGATCTCGAAGGTTTCGCGCGTGAAATAACCATATCATCAAAGGCCATTCGTATTGAACTGGAGGTGGGGTTTAAAGCGGTGGTTGAAGAAATTGAGAAAACTGCCAAAGAGGAACTTGGCGTTTACCAACCTGCTGTCGGTTCATTTAATGCGTGGGATCCATTAGCTGAAAGCACAATGGCATCTCGGGCCAGCGCTGGATACAGTGAAAATGAGCCGCTATTGAGGTCGGGAGAACTCAGAGACAGCATTCAAAGCGAAGTAGTTGGTTTGGCGGCCATCGTCGGTACGAAAAGCGATATCGGCTTATATCAGGAGGTCGGTACATCTAATATTCCACCACGTCCATTTATAGGCCCAGCATATGTGCGAAAAATAGATAAGTTAATGGATACCGTTGGCTCATGCATAATGAAAGGGTTCAAGGCATATTGACCTGTAACCCTCTGGCGCGTCCGTGCGCCAGCGGTTTTTTTTTGCATTCTAGCCCACTCAGGTGGTTTTTTGCGTTTGTTATATCCTCTGATACCATGATTTTTTATTATTGATGGATAGGGATATGCGCTACTTTTGGGTCGCTTTATCTGTAATTCTTGCTGGGTGTAATGGTGTAAACGACAAAAAGCTGGAGGAGGATGTATCTTCCGCAGTTGTAGAGAAAATCGCAGTCTTCAACGGCAGAGAACCGTGTGCTGAAGTTATGCAAAAAAAAGAACAGGCATTTGGCGAGCAAGCAGACAAGATGGTAATGAAGATATGTGAGGGAATTTTTGACTGGGAGAAGCCGGTTACGCTATCGGACTTGAAAATCTACCCTGGTGAAACTGTAAGTGTTTGCGGTATTGCATCAGGAACCAGTCGCGCTGGCAGTAAGGTGGGTACTCGATTTGTTTATCACCCCACCAAAGTTTCTAAGGTTAATTTGAAGCCAATATATCCATTAATAGCAAACGAAAAGATGCTGTCAGCGTTTTATGGGCTCAACGAAATCTACAGCGATGCCGAGAGCAAGTATTGCAAGTAGGCAGTTTACTTTATTCCTCGCCATTTTGCTTTTCACCCTAGCTTGCTATGATAGCCATATTTACTTAAAGGGAATTATGATGAGACTTATCTTAGTAGCCGCCTTTGCTTTACCAGCATTTTATTCACTAGCTGAAGCTCCTGACAGACTAGAAGAAAGTTCAGCATCATTTAGTAATTGCATAGTGGAATACGCAGTACATCAGGCTTCTTCAACAGATAAGAAATCCAAGGATATATTTGACAATGCATTGGATCATTGTCGAATTCAGGAAGATATTTGGGTGAATACCATTGGGCCAACTCCGGAGCAGGAGAAGTCACTTTCAACGGAGCAAATGACTGCCATTAATAAGCTTCGACAGAATGCTAAGGTTACGCTTGAGGAGCATATGAAGGCCACTATAGAAGAGGTTGTTGTATCCACTAGAGCAGGGGAATAGGCTCTTCTTTTTGCGTTGCCTTGCACCATTCCCCTGCTATGATGTTTCTACTTGTAAATGGTGGGGATTGGGATATGGCAATATCAAAAGCAATAATTCCATCAATAATAATTGGCATTGGAATTATTATTGGTTCATTGATAATAACTGGTGCAATACAATCAAAGGATGAGCATGTTCTGGATGTTAGTGGAGGAAAGGTAAAATTAGGGCAGGTTTATTCAGAAAATAAAGTTATAACCCTGCGCACAAGCATGTCTGATGGCAAGTCTCCGTTAACGCTTCTTGATAATGAATCAACTGATGACTATTTATCTCAACTTAGGAAAAGTGTTGGAGGTATAGCTGGTGACGAAAAAAAAATCAACTTAGACGAAATGTCATTTTCAATACCTATTAATGTAAATATGTCAGTTGCCATGCGCTACAAATCTGAATTTCAGCCATTATTTACTTTAATGCTAAAAGAAGATGATTTTGTCGTGCCAGCCAATGAGCCATTTTTAAAGTATGTTAATGAAAAGGCTGCATCTTTAGTTTCCAGCCAAGAAAATACATTTAAGAAAGTTTCATTTATTAATTAGCCAATAGGTATTTTAGATTATATCTCGCCATAACCCAGCCTTAGTGCTGGGTTTTTTATTGCCTAAAATCGAGGCCCCTTATGGATACCCAAGCTTATCGTGTTGCCGTAAGGCTGGCACTTGATGATCAAATAACTCGCAGCCTGATTCAGGTTAGTAGAGATGCCATTAAGCTGAATGAGAAATTCATCCAGATGGCAAAGAATATAAAATCAATAACGTCGTCTGCCAAGGAAGCTGAACGTGCAGTTAGCAGCATGAATAAAGCTATGAGTAATCAATTCTCTTCTGCTACTAGAGGAGCAAACGAATACTCAACTGCCATGCGAAATGCGACAGATAACGCCAAGAGAATGAATGACACCGTGCGAAATGCACCAAAAGTGTCAGGCGCTAACCTAATGCCATATCTTGCCGTTGGCGCAGTGGCAGCTTCTGCGTCTGGCGGCGGTGGAATGGGGGGGTATTCTGGTGGCGGGGGTAGAATGCTTAGTCTTCCTGGCCCCTCCGGAAGTAGTGGCTTTTCTGGCATGAATGGTTGGAAGAACGGGATACCTCCGGGTGGTTGGGGCGGCGGCGGTAATGGCGGTGGCGGTGGAGTGCCGCCAAATAATCGCAGTGGCCGATTTACCAACGCAGATGGAATGACAAATTTAGCTACTGGTTATCTTGGTTTTAAAATGCTTGATGGTTTTGTGGAACAGGCTGCTAAGTATCAGACAATTACTGAAAAATTCAATCAGTATGGACTTGGTGACGTCGCACTTAAAGATGCGGAAAAATACGCTGCTGCCACTAAAATCACGGGCAGTTCAAACACCGACATGCTTCGTTACCTTACTGAGGCCCAAGGGGTATTCCGTGAGTCTGGTGCATCAACGTTACAAGAACAACTTCGGGGAGCAAAGTTAGCAGCTCCTGTCATGGCTAAAATGAATTACGCAATGACCGGGCTTGATGAGCATGCCAAGGCGATGACTGAATCAAAACAAATGGACATGTTGAGATTCGTTGAAACAGCTGGCGGCCTGAAAAGCCCTGAAAGATTTAACTCCCTGATGAATGCCAGTTTTAAAGCCATACAATCATCTGGTGGCAACGTTGATTTTAGCCAATATCGCCAGTTTATGGCTAGGGCTGGCACATCAGCTCAAAATCTATCTGACAAAGCCTTGTTTGCCAGTTTAGAGCCGATCATTGGCGAAATGAAAGGTAGCACAGCAGGATTTGCAAACCGGACTTTATATAGCCGCCTCAACGGTATTATTAAGCTACCAAATCAAGTTGTTCACAATTTAATGACCAGCGGTATTTGGGACGAAAGCAAAGTTGAATTGAATAAAATGGGGGGAATTAAAAGATTCAAAGGCAACCCATTAGTTGGTGCTGATATTTTATCTTATGAAGGCGCTGCTACATTCTATGAAAAAGTACTATTACCATCGTATAAAAAGAGAGGACTTTCACCATCTGAAATACAGCGAGAAAATGCCCTAATTGGTGGTAATACTGGCGGGATGATGCTGAATCTAATTGATAAACAATTAGAGCTAATACACCACTCCGAGCAGGCATTTTTAAAAGCCAGGGGGTTGGATGAGTCAGCTAATGCAGTCGGCGGCACCTACAGTGGCAAGATGGTAGATTTCAATAAAAAATGGGAAAACTTGCAACTCGCTATGGGTAAAGATGGTGGGCTACTTGATACCTTTACTCGCGGACTTGAATTCCTCAGTACGACACTTCAGAAACTGACAGATACAGCAAAAAAACATCCTGACCTTGCTAAATTAGTTGGTCAGACAGCATTAGCAGTGGCGGGGTTTGCCGCTCTAAGCGGTGGAATGTGGGTGGTGAAACATGCAGCAAGTGCACTCATAGACCCACTTAAATTAGTTGGTTGGGGTGTAAATACATTAATAGGGGCGAACGCTACTACTGGGTTAACTGGTCTGGCGGCTTCCCTTGGTGGCTTGCCAGCATTGATTACTGGGATACTCGTTGCTGTAACTGCCTATTCAGCCTATGAGGTTTACCAGTGGTACAAGAACGGCAAAACAGATGATGACTTTAAAGCAGCTACCGCCGCTGCAAGCAAGGGTGGTTCATCATTTAACGTTACCAACCCCAATGCGGCGGATGAATATCGCCGCTTAATAAACCCCACTAAATATCCTGCACCACCACCAAAGCCAGCCTCAAGTAACAGTCAGCCAGTTAATCTATTGATTACGCATGAGGGGCGAAAGGTAATCGTTGCTACTGTTATGGATGGTATGGGGAAAGAAGCCTCAAGACCGCCAGCGAGCACCAGTGCTTTTGATTCATCCATGCTCATGGTCTACCCAGGGCAAGTAAGCTCACTTTCTACCAATTAACGGAGTTGCCATGTCGTTTATCAGCGCATTGAATAACTTCGCGCAGGGGCTAGATCCGACTGTCACCAGGTTAATACTGGGTGATTTTGAGTTTTTAGGCTTTGAAGTTCCAACCCATCTGGCGTTCCCCGGCAAACAGAAAACCGTCATTCACCAGATGATTGGCGGGAAGCGAACCATTGACGTTCTCGGCACTGAATACGACCCGTTGACATGGAGTGGCATCATCACAGGTGCTCAGTCAAATGATCGGGTTATGGCATTGGAGCGCATGCGTGATGCAGGCGACCAGGTCATTATGACGTTGGACGGTTACAGCTTCACTGTGGTCATCACTTCGTTTACACCGTCTTATGATTTTATCTACCGGCGTCCGTACACGATTGAAGTGGCTGTGGTGTCGCGTAATGATGCCCCGTTAAGAGTTGATGCGCTCACTGGCGCGCTGGGTGCGTTGGTCAATAGCGACGTAGGGAAGGCGCTGGGGCTGTCTGACATCATCGACATACAGAGCGTTACTGATGCCGTTACCGCAGTGAAGAGCGCTGTTAGTCAGGTTCAGGATATTGCTCATGCGGTGGTTGGAACGGTGCAAACTATCGTGCGGCCAATTATTGCCGCTCAAGTACTGGTTCAGCAGTCAATTAACCAACTTGAAGCAGCGGCTAATGATATTACGACACTCGGTGGCTTGGTGCCGGGTAATCCAATATCAAAAACCATCAGTAATTTACTTCAGCAAGCAGACTTGACCACGCGGACGCCAGCGCTTTACCAGCTGCAAAATGTCCTCGGACGGTTGAATAAAAATGTCACATCAGGTCAAACAGCTGACGGGGTACGCTCAATTACATTATCTGGCGGTAACCTGTACCAGGTGGCATCAGATCAGTACGGCGACCCTTCACTATGGAATAGCATCGCATCAGCTAACAACCTGACTGACCCGCAATTGACCGGTATTAATACCCTGGCCATTCCATCCAATCCAACGAGTTAGTTATGGATGTAAACAACCCGATCATTACCTCCAGCGCCCGGCATATATCCGGGCGTTGTCTTTTGAATGGGGTAGAGGTGCCTTTTGTTGCTTTCGATGTTGAAGATAACTCGTTTCGTGGTGCTTCTACTTTTAATTTAACGCTAGCCACCTCTGCAATGCCATCCGATATGGGGTTGCTAAACTTCTGGGCGACACAGACAACGATTAGAGTTGAGCTGTCCGCATCAATAACTACCAAGTCAGGTACCGACGAGAAAAAGCTGATTATTGGCAATATTGATAATTGGCGTTTTGACCCGGCCCGATTTGAAATACAGATTGATGGGCGTGACTTTACTTCGCTGTTTATTGATGCCAAATCAGCCGGGGAAAGCTTCAAGAACTACACCAGTTCACAGATAGCGACCATATTGGCTAATCGACATGGGTTAAAGCCAGTGGTTACCAAAACAACCGGATTATTTGGGGATTTTTTCCAGATAGATTCTGCGCATTTAACTGGCGAGCAAACAGAATGGGATTTGCTCACTACGTTGGCGGCTATCGAGAATTTCTCTGTGTATGTTGATGGTGACAGCCTTTACTTTGGCCCCAGCGTTGACCCTGCTACGAGCAATAATTATGTGATCCGCTGGCAGCCCTCCGGGATGCTTTCTTATCCGCAATGTAATACCAGTGATGACCTGTCTTTTTCTCGTGCACTGACCATTTCGAAGGGGATAACCGTTGAGGTGCTCAGCTGGAATTCAAAGCGAAAAAATCAGCAATTCATGGCCTCATTCCCCAAATATGCAAAAGGTATTACGCCGGGCGCAGCAGTGGCTAAAACCAATGTTTACCGAGTTATTCGAAATGGCCTCACGCCAGAAACGGCCATGCAACTGGCCCAGTCTATTTATCGAACCATTGTTGATCAGGAGATGAAATTCTCTTGCTCCACAGCAGGGGATAACCAACTAACGCCGCAAGTGATGGTTCGCATTGAAGGGACTGCCAGCCCGTTTGACCAACTCTATTACTGTGAAAGTGTTCGCCGGGCATTGAGTTGGGATACAGGCTACACAATGACGGTGAGTGGTAAGAATCGCAGTCCAGCGCTGGAGGTATCGCAGTGAGATCATTATTAAACGCTATGGCGGGAAGGGCGCAGCAGGCGGGGGCGTCATTTACCGGCACCAGAGAGGGGATAATCACCTCATATGACCCGGTTGAGTATGCAATAAAAGTGGTGTTACAGCCGGATGGCGCAGAAACAGGCTGGATACCGCTCGATTCTCCCTGGGTAGGGAATGGATGGGGATTGGCTGCCGGGCCAATGATTGGTGCGTCGATAAAAATCGATTTTGACTCGGGCAATATCAGCAATGGTTCAGGCAGTGGGCAACACTATAACGATGTTGACCGTTGCCCTGGGCCACCATCCGGTGAGTTCTGGGTAGTCCATGAATCAGGGTCAATGGTGAAGTTTCTTAATGATGGACAGGTTTTTATAACAGCAAATACCAATGCAGTTTATACCGCCCAACTTCATCACTTTATTGGCCCTGTAAAGATGGATAACACACTTACAGTGACGCAACTCACAGCGATGAATGGTGGGTTCACTGCACAGAACACCGCAGGTGGCACCACCGGCTCAATTACTGGTGACGTGACAGCGACGGGTACCATTACTGGTCAAACTGACGTGATCGCTAACGGTGTTAGCGGTAAGACTCACACCCACCGAGAAAATGGAGCGGGGAACAATACCAACGCCCCGAATTAAATTATGTATGACCTCTATCACTTTATAGGTGGCGACATTAGCAAGTCACCCACGGGAGACCTGCGCCCAGTCACTGGCTCAGAGCGTGGTACTCAGCGGATATTGCGCCGACTAATGACCAACCCAGATGAGTATATTTTTCATCCTGAATATGGCGCAGGTCTTGGGCAGAAGATTGGGCAAACGGTTAATAAAAACGAATGGGAGGCATTGATTAGAGGGCAAATGTTACTTGAGGATTGCGTCGCACAAACACCAGCTCCCAAAATTACGCTAACGCTGATTAATGAAGGTGTCAGCGTATTTATTCAATACACCGATGCCGTATCAGGCATACCTGAAACTCTTAGTTTTGACGTGACGAGGTAATCGCGTGGCATCTCTCAATATTAAATCTTTCGTGGAACTGGTAAGTGACCAGGTAACAGCCATGCAGTCCCGCGCCGCGGGTTTGGTTGATTTATCAGTCGGCAGTTTGTTGCGAGCAGTTGTTGAATCAAACGCAGGTGTAGCACAGTGGATTCAGCAACTTATCGTTACTTTATTGGTGACTACCCGTGCGGCAACCTGTTCTGGCGAGGATTTGGATTCGTGGCTTGCTGATTTTGGTTTTGTCCGTTTATCAGCAGTTCAGGCTACAGGTCAGGTTACATTCAGCCGCTTCACCTCGACAAACCAGGCAATCATTCCCATTGGCTCACAAGTAACAACTACCGATGGCTCTCAAGCATTTACAGTTATGGTTGATACGGCAAATGCTACTTATAGCCCCACGCTTGATGGCTACGTTCTTCTGCCTGGCGTTAATTCACTGGCTGTTCCTGTGATGGCGAACATTGCAGGTGCTGACGGGAATGCGCAGGCCGGAACGATAACGATCATTTCCGGATCTATCCAGTTTATTGATACCGTTACCAATGCGATGACATTTGCCAATGGTGAAGATGAAGAGTCTGACTCGGCAGCCAGGGCCAGATTTGTGCTCTGGATAGCGTCATTATCGAAAGCAACCAATTCTGCTATAGGTTATGCAATTTTAAGTTTGCAGAATGGCGTGACTTATACGCTGACAGAAAACTATGCCTATAACGGCACGCCACAGCCTGGCTATTTCTATGCAGTCGTTGATGACGGAAGCGGATCTCCATCAAGTACTTTTCTTGCTCAGGCATACTCAGCTATCGACGTGGTGCGCGGATTCACCATTACATTTGGTGTATTCGGGCCAGCCTTAGTAACTGCAAATGTTTCTATGGTTATTACTACTGACCCATCCGGCAACCACTCAGATATTGTTTCATTGGTAAACGCGGCATTGCAGGCTTACATAGCCAGTTTGTCATTAGGCCAATTACTGCCATTTACACAACTGGCCACCGTTGCCTATGGGGCCAGCCCATTAGTAATAAATGTATCCGGGGTGACTTTAAATAGCGGAACCTCTGACCTTGCAGCAACTCAACGGCAAGTTATTCGGGCCGGTACAATAGCGGTGAGTTAAATGGCAAAAGGTGACCAGCAAGATATTGAGAAAAGAATTAAAGCGCTATTACCGCCTTCATGGTTTGGTGATGAACATCAAATCATTGACGCAATTATTGTTGCGTGTGCGAACTCATTAGCATGGTGCTATACACTGTATTTATATGCCGTCATGCAAACCAGAATAAATACAGCTACGGATGGTTGGTTAGATATAACTGCATATGATTTCTTTGGTAATAGTTTGCAACGAAAATCCGGCCAAACGGATGACGTATTTAGAAATCAAATAAAGATTAATTTATTCAGAGAGAGAGGAACTAGGCAGGCAATAATAGATATCCTGACAGAAATGACAGGGAGGGAACCTATCATTTTTGAACCTCAAAGACCGGAAGATACGGGAGCCTATGGTGGCCCAGCGATTGGTTACGGCATGGCGGGGGGCTATGGGTCATTGATGATCCCTTATCAGGCATTTGTCACAGCATTTCGCCCTGCGGGTTCGGGGATACCTTTTGTAACTGGTTATGGCTCTACACCATCAGGTTACAGTATTCCGTCCAGGGGACAGTATTCGTCTCAAAGTATGCTTACTGGCTTTATTACTGATGCTCAAGTCTACGAAGCTGTCGCGGCGGTGAAAATGGAAGGCACTATCGTTTGGGTTCGTTTGCAATAAATTATTAATAACCACACTTAATCTAATTAACTGAGAAATATACATCTCGGTCGATATCCTATTCTTTGGAGAAATTAATGGATCGTCAAATTGTCTACCCCGGTGCAATTCCACTAGAAACCGACCTGTTAAATACAAATAAATACGCAATGATCGGGATTGCCAAATTAGCTTCTACGGTAATGGGAGTGAACACCTATTTACGTGGACTTTCCTGCACCGCTAGCAGTCCAGCATCTATGATAATTAATATTGCCAGAGGTGAAATTTATAGCCTGCAAAATATCGATAACACGGCATATTCATCATTGCCAGCGGATACAGTTAATACCATTCTTAAGCAAGGGGTAATTCTTACCACGACACCTTTCACTTTGACTGCTCCAACAACAGCAGGACAGAGTATCAATTATTTAATTCAAGTCGCTTATCAGGATGTTGATACTGGCGCGACGGTTTTACCTTACTACAATGCGGCAAATCCATCACAGGCATACAGTGGGCCAAATAACTCAGGCGTTGCTCAGTACACAGCCAGAACGGGTGTTTGTGTTGTTTCTTTAAAATCTGGTGTGGCAGCAATTACTGGCACACAAACAACACCATCCGCAGATGCAGGCTATACCGCAGCATGGGTTATCACTGTTGCCCAAGGGGCTACAACAATAACTTCAGCAAATATCGCGGTTGCGCTTAACGCACCATTCCTGCCCGTATCAGGTCTTGTTGATGGAATTCAGCGAAACGCAATGACATTTGCATCCGATACAGGTTCTGCCAATGCCTATGTGGCATCATATCTACCAAATTTACCGACCATTGCTGACGGTATCAGGCTTACCTTTAAAGCGAAGACAGCCAATACCGGTGCATCAACATTTTCGCCAAACGGATCGGCATCCGCGCCAATTTATTCTCATGCTAATCAGGCACTACAGGGGGGAGAGATTGCCGCGAATGGGCTGGTTGAGGTCGAGTGGAATAGCACTAATTCAGCGTGGATTCTGTGCGGAAACTCTGGCGGGGCAACTCCGGTACTTGCCGGAACTCAAAGCAACCATGCAGTAAACCTTGGGCAGGGCAATGCCCAGTGGTCGCCAGTTGTTGGGGCTTCTCGTAATGCAAAAATGTCAGTAACAGCAGCCTCATCTACTGCAACATTTACAGCAGACCAGCTAACTGTTACCACCGCGCTTAATGGTCAGACATATCTCTTAACCAACTTCAACAAAACGATCAACCTAGCTACCACTGGCGCTGGCGGGATGGACACTGGCACGGTGCCAGCTGCTGGCTTCGTCGCGCTGTATGCTATTTACAACCCATCAACTCAAGCATCTGCAATGTTGGCTGTTAATACAACATCAGTGTTAGCTCCTGATGTTTGCGCGGGGATTATGCCGTCCGGCTACACTGCTTCGGCGTTAGTCAGTGTGTGGAGAACAGCCAGCAGCCAGTTAGTTATTGGGTACCAATTGGACAGGAAAATAATTACGCCAGTTATACCTGCGACAACATCGACTAGTTTGCCTGCTAGTTATATTGCACTCGGTCTTGCTGCCATTGTTCCTATTAATGCTAAATCCGTTAATGGTTGGGTAGGGATAACGACAACAGCTTCGGTAAATAATCAGATTTTCATATCATCATCAGCGTCAGGCATTTATGAACATTTGATTCAATCATTACCGACTACAACACTAAACATGCCTTTCCCTGAAATGCCAATCATTACCCCGCAGGCGATTTATTATAAGGCGGTCTCAACCGGTACGGTGTCTCTATTCGTTATTGATATAAACGGTTACACGTTCTAAGAGAGGAATACTATGTATGTTCAATTTGCAGACGCTACTGAGGCAGTCATTATTAGTTATTTCTGCTGCCAGCAAGATCCAATTTATTATTCGTTCTTGGGAGAAGTTGAGGTGGATGACCCCCGCTACATAGTGTTTTATGAAAAGATGCCGGACTATGTTCAGGTGAGTTTGCCGACGCCTATCTATCCATAACTGATATGGCAGGGACGCCAGTATAATAAAGCACAAACCTGAGTTTAATGGTTCGTTAGCTTTTATTCTTGAGAAAGTATTGTCGGTATGGAATTTGATGGGGAAGGGATGCCAGGATGGGGTGGGTGGCTGGGGCGGAAATGGGACAGGGAGAATTTGTATCTATATTCATGTTTAACTAAGTTTACGCAAGTTGGGACGTGTGATCGACGACTGGCGCGGCATCTAGTTGGTTTTAAAGGTAGTTCTAGGAACTTCTAAGCCGTAGGTCACAGGTTCGAGCCCTGTAGGGCGTACCATTTTCAAGTCAACACACCTCTACTGAATTCTCTTTTTATCCCTTATACTCCCTGAAATTACTGAATTTTTCTGTCACGAGTTCTATCGAAGTCAACTCAGTTATACCCAAATCAAGTGGTATCTGGGGGCCTTTGAGGGGGCTCATCTCGTTCAATGGAAATTAGGGGCCCCTTATGCCACTAAATGCACGACAGATTGATACTGCAAAACCCAAAGAAAAAGAATACAAGCTCACTGACGGTGGCGGCTTGTATCTGTTGGTCAAGCCTAACGGCGCGAGATACTGGCGCTTGAAGTATCGTTTTTTGGGTAAGGAGAAGAAGCTTTCCATCGGTGTTTACCCTGATATATCTCTGGCTGAGGCTCGCTTGAAGCGAGAGGAAGCACGGAAGATCATCGCTTTAGGCGGTGACCCTGGAGAGGAAAAGAAAGCAGAAAAACTGGCTCAAAAGGCCAATGTCGAAAATACCTTCAAGGCTATCGCGCTGGAATGGCATGAGTACAAACGGCCTAACTGGTCGAAAGGCTATGCCGAAGATCTGATGGAAGCATTCGAGAACGATATATTTCCTGATATTGGTAAGCGTCCCATTGCTGAGATCAAACCGCTCGAAGTGCTCAGTTCGCTGCGTAAACTCGAAAAGCGAGGTGTACTCGATAAACTGCGTAAAATCCGCCAGGCCTGCAATCAGGTATTTCGCTATGCCATCGTCACCGGTAGAGCTGAAACAAACCCCGCCTCTGAACTGGCAAGTGCCTTAACCGCACCTAAATCCACCCATTATCCCCATCTGCTAGCTGATGAACTCGCTGATTTCTTACAGGCTCTTGCTGCGTACTCTGGTAGCCCGATAACCCGACTGGCTACTCGAATTCTGATGTTGACTGGAGTTCGCACCGTCGAACTCCGCCAGGCTGAATGGAAAGAGTTTGATTTTGATAAACGTGTTTGGGAAGTCCCGGTCGAAAGGATGAAGATGCGTCGTCCGCATCTGGTCCCTCTTTCCGATCAAGTTGTGGCAGCACTGCGAGAGATCCAGGCAGTGACTGGCCGTTATAAGCTGGTATTTCCCGGCCGTAACGACATTACGAAACCGATGAGTGAAGCGAGTATCAATCAGGTTCTGAAAAGGATTGGGTATCATGGGAAGGCTACAGGACATGGTTTCCGGCACACGATGAGTACTATCCTGCATGAACAGGGCTATAACACGGCGTGGATCGAGTTACAGCTTGCGCATGTGGATAAGAACACCATTCGTGGCACATACAACCATGCGCAGTATCTGGAGCAGCGCAGGGAGATGTTGCAGTGGTATGGGGATTTTATCGATACTATTACCAAACCCAAGTTAAAGAATGTTTCATAG